TTTGCCACTTCATAGAAGATGACATATTGAGCTAATGCAAGGCGGTCGCTAAAAAATGGATAGTCGCGAGCTGTCATGATTAAATGCCCATGCGAGAGCGAACAGTTTGTGAATTGCGGAGCTTACGAAGCGTGCGTTGCTCGCCTTGAAGAGCGCCTTGCTGGGCCGCTCTTGACATGCCGGCCTGGAACTGATCGGCTGTAACGTAATCTACGCTGTTGATGCGCTCTACGGTGTAGCGCACGTCGATTGGACCTGCAGTTATCATTCCGCCTGGTTCCATCGGGGAAGCACTGTCCCTGCCAGAGGGGATAACGCCAGCGCCGCGAGCGCCGTTGTTATAGCGCTTCATTGCACTCTCCATCTTGGAGGAAGGAATAATAAATTCAGGCTCTCCTCCCTCTCCGATAAGACCAAGAGTGGGACCATCTACCATGCCACCATTAGCAAATGCTGTAAATCCTCCTTGCCACAAAGCCCCATTCGCTGCTTGCACTGCTCCAGCAATGGGCAATGGTGCGATGGAACCGCCGGATGGGTTTACATTAACCCCAGCTCCAGCACCCCCTCCACTAGAAGTGGCACCGCTCAATCCTGCAAACATTTTTGCAATACCAATGGCAATGTAAGTGGCAATCATTTGCGCTGCTGCTTGAGACAGTGCCTGCGCAACGCTTTGCAAGAAGCTGGCAAACACTTCTTTTGCAGTGGCAGTACCTGCAATCATTCCGGCCACGCCCTCAGTGAGAACATTTGCAAATGCTGAACTAATACCTTGAATGGCGCCTTGTAAGCCTTCAAAGACACTACGCAATTGCATCGCCGCTGTTTCAATGTCTGCCAATTGCGTTGCATAGCCAACATCTCCTCCAGTTTCGACCATGGTGCGCTCAAAGACATTGGCAGCACTTCCAGTAAAGCCAGCACGTAATCCTGCTCCAATTGTTTCAAATTCTGTAGTGGCCTCAAGGACAGTTTGCAGTCTTTTCAGCGCTTCTTCATTTTTGTAATATTCCTCTCTCTTCGCTCTGTACGAATCAATTAATTGCTGATTAGACTCCCTCTCTGCGTCAGTATAATCTTTTGTTAATTGCTGTACATCAAGTTGCGCTTTCTGATCATGCGTGAGACCCTCTATTCCTCCCTTAAGGTTTTCTCGCAGCATCGCCTGCTCATCTAGCTGGGCATTGACACCTGCAATTGCATCTTCAAGTGGCTTCTGCAATGCAAGTTCTGTCTTTAAAGTCTCTACGCCAAATTTCTGACGAATATTGGCAAGCTTGCCTTCAGATTCGGCTCGCAAATCGCTAAGTTTTAATTGTTTATCTGCGGCGCTTAAATTTTCATCGGCAAGCTTAATCTCCGCAACGCGCAACGCTTCTTTTACCGCCTTCTCTTCATATAACTTATCAATCAATAGCGACTGACGTTTTGCCTCTGTTTCGGAAATTTCTCCGCGCAACATTCTGTCTTCTACTGCAAGTAATTGCCTTTCTTTTTCAATCTCAAATGCCTTGCTTGCGTCTTGAATGTATTGGTCAAGTTCTTTTCCTTTGTTTGTTTTTCCTTCTCCTTCGCTAGGTTGTATTGTGCCAAGCACGGCAGGGGCTTGTGCTTGCTTCTCTTGAAATTGAATCTCTCGTTCGCGATATCGAGCTTCTGATGCTAATCCTGTAATCTTTTGAAATGCTCCAGGAATGCGCTGAGGCTGCACCTGAAGAGAACCCCGAACATTGGAGACAATCACTCCAGCGTCTTGAAGAGCTTTCGCTTGTTGGCCAGTCACCTGAATCCAAGCTTTCCCCTTCATTTTTCCTTCTTCGATTTGCTTATTAAGCGCCTCCAAGCTTTTGGCTCCGCCTTCATACTGCTGAGCTGCAGAACGCGCTTCTGTTTGAGACATAGAACGAATTGCCTGAGCTGCGCCAAGCGCCTTATTTCTAGTATCTTCTAATGCTTGATTCATGGAAGTGAATCTTTCAATTAACAAGCCAATTCCAACAAGCACCAGCCCGACGCCAGTAGAGGCAAAGAATGTTCTTAATGTAATTCCAGCAGTCTGGAAGGAGAGTTTTGCAATGGCAGCGGCTTGGCCCGCTTTCGCACACTGAACAGTGAAAACCGTCAGAGCATATGCCGAGCGCACAAAACTGGCGATCATCGGAATAAGCGCCTGCAGATTCAACACTTGCAATGCAAGCGTTAAGGGTAGTACAGCAGTGTAAACGCGTAATAAATAGCCAACAAATGGATTGCCTGCAATTTCAAGAAACACTTTTGCGACATTTAATGCGACATTGGCAAGTTGCTGGAAAACTGGAAGAAGTTTTTGTACGTTTTGTCCAATGCCATCAAAAGCAGGACGCAGCCGTTCCAGTTCTTGTGCAATGGCGAATCCTCCTGCTGTTTTTGCTGCAGTGCCAGTAAAGAATGCATTGAGTCCATCAGTAAGTTGTTTAATCCCATTCGTCATCGGAACAACAACGCTATTTAAGAATCCCACTGCAACAGGCTCAAAGCTTTCATAGAAAAGAGCCATTGAATTTTGCATGCGATTCATTACGCCTTGGAAGGTTCTCGCTGCACCTTCAGCACCAGGGCCAAATTCTTTGTTCATTACGATGGTCACATTTTTCAACAATGCAACCATCGCCTCTCCTTTATATGCGCCATCTTCTAGCGCAGCAGAGAAGTCTTGAATAGCCTTAGGGCCTTCAAATCCTGCAGCCTCGGCAAATAGCGCCATGGCGCCAGGCAGTACATCACCTAACTGCCCCTTAAGTTCTTCGCTCATTACTTGTCCTTTGCTTGCCATTTGAGCAAAGGCATAGTTCACTCGATCAACTTTATCTGCACTCATGCCAAAAGTGGCCGCAGCTTTTGTAATGCCGGTGAACAAATCCCTGATTTCGTCTCCGCTAAAACCAGCAGGAGCCATGGAGGCATATAGTTTGGTGAAACCATCACGTGCCGATTGCAAAGGCACGTTGTATTTTTCCATGAGCCCAAGCAGAAGCTCATTAGAGGCTCGCGCTTCTTCTGCCGAAGGCGTCACTGCATTCAAGGTATTTCTAAAGCTTTGTAACTGCCCAACCGCTGCCCCCACTTGCGCCGGAAGATTTTGAATGAAAGCAAGTAATTTATATGCCTGCCCAAATAAAATCACTTGTTTGGTCGCAAAACCAAACTCCTCACCAAGTTCGCGGATAACGCCTGTTCCAGGAAGATTAACTCCTCCAATGGCGCGACCAAAAGCTCCAGCGCCGCCAAAGCCTCCAAATCCACCACCTCCACTAGGAGGCTGCATGCCGCCGCCTGCTCCTCCAGCCATTGCTGGCTGAGGAACAATGGCACCGCCCGCCGCATAGGGCACAATCGCACTGGTAGGACGCGCCCCGCGATAAGCGTAACTGTAAGGCGAAGGAGTGCGACCAGTGCCACCTCCCATCACGTCCATACCACGTAATGCAGAACGCATGCGAGCTTCACGCTCACGGCGAGCCATCATTTCTGCGCGTGTTTCACCGCCAATTGCTCCTGTTGAATAAACACTAGGAGCACGACCAACGCCAGCAGGAAGCAAACCAGCGATGCGGCTAGCACCAAGCAAAGGCTGCTGTGATGCCGCAAGTCCAATGCGAACGCTTCTGATTTGTTGCTTAATAGAATCAACGAAAGCATAAGCAGCGCTTCGCATGATGCGCTGCATTTCATCGCTCAATCCAGTGGGTAAGTATTTTTGTGCGCCAAAAGCAGTACCAGGCAATGCAGAAGGAATAGTTCCAGGGGGTAGCGCTCTTCCAGTGGAAGACGGACCAATCGGGATATTGCGAGGCGGTATTGTTGCAGGAAAATTAACTCCAGGTAATGCGCGGCGCTGAGCAGCTTCAGCCCTAAGGGCAGCAGGATCAATACCTGCCATGCGAAACATGCCGCGAGCAATAGTGTCGAGCACCTTCATGCGTGTCCGCATTAGCCCTTCTACTGCATCAAAGGCTTTGTCCATTGAGGACATCATGCCCTGCTGGAAACCTTCTCCTACATTTTGTCCAATCTTTTTGAATTCACGAGAAGGCGATGCAATCCCAAGAATATTTTTTACCGTCCTAATCAAAGAATCGCCAAGATATTCAGCGGCTGCTCTCAGTTTTTCATCTTCACTTTTAAGGCCATTAAGAAGCCCCTTTACACTATCGCTGCCAACCGCTTCTAACGCTGCCACGGCAGAAGCTTTTGTCCTCGCTACTTCTTTGCTGTATTCAAGAATGCCGGCTCTGGCTGCCGCGCGATAAAGCCTTTCTACGTCTTTGCTGCCAATACCTCCAGATTGCGGGCCTTTTAATAATTGACCAAGCCCAAGCTGTTGATTGATTCCTTGTTGAGTCGCCCCCCTAGATCTGCCTAGTTCATTTAAAGCTTTAGCTAGCTTGGATGCATTCTCAATTTCAGCTTTTAAATTAGTATTGACATTGAGCGTGTAATTTCTGCGTCTGATATTGGCGCCAAGAGCATTCAGCTCATTCTGCACACTGCGTCTATCAAATCTAATTTGCACTGGCAATGGAGTGCCGGCGGCGGCTTGTCCAAGCCCTGCTAATTGCTGTCTAAAAAATGCCAGGTCAAGACTTACCTTAAGCTTCAGTTCGGCGTCTTGAGCTGCCATCTTACTTTCTAATCACAGTCCCTTCATTCTATAATCATTGCTCTTGATTACGCCCAGAAAAAGCTTTTAAATCGTCGGCCAACAAAGCAATAACCCTGCCATCCATCTTCCTGGTCTTCATTAAACGCTGAAGAACAACCAAGCTTGCATCAGTAACGCCAGTATCTTTTTGTAAAGATTTTGTATCAAACGGCAGGAAGTCTTCTGGCTTAACCTTAGATTTGCGTCCGGCCATCATGCCAGCAGCCATAGTGCCTAGCTTCGCAATGGCAACACTCTGCACGTTGTATTTTGCAATGTCATGTTTATCTAAATATTTCAATGCACGCTTAATATCAGACAATGGCTGCCGACCAAATTGGTCAGCATGCCATCGCCTATCATTAAAATCCGATGCGGAAAGCCGGAAGTAGATTTCGTTCCAATTGGTCAGATTCTTAAGCTGGCTACGTGCTCGCGCTTCCAGCATTTCGGCTATTGAGGAGAATTCCTCTTCGTTGCTTTTTTTGCTGATGCTACCTCCTGAGTTTCAGCATTTTGCTCTTCAGCAATAAATTCAACCACTTTTGCAATGGCTTTACGAGGAAGGTTTTTGGTGTCGTCCAGTTCCCAATCAATAAGATCTTGCCATTCCTCGTCAATCAAGCCTTGACCGCGAGAGCGAATAAAGGCAGTTACCATGCGAGCATTAGTGCTCTCTACTGAAGAGCCGCTGGTAATCATGCTCAGCGTTTCTTCCGTGTATTCAGAAAGAAGCTCAGCTTCCGTAATGGAACCCCCACCGCCTTGAAGTAAGCTAAAAGCTTCGTCTAGCGGAATATCCTTAGCCGAGGCAATGCGCTTAGCCAATTGCACAGCCTTAATAGTAGCCTGGCTTTGCAGTTTACTAATTTCTTCCTGTTCAATTGCCTCTGCAACAAGCCAACCACCATATTTCTTCATGCGAATTTCAGGAAGAAGCTCAAAATAGTCTTCAGCTTTAGTCTGCAGAAGGAAGCTGTATTTGCTCATGATCGAGAACGTTTAACAATGCATTGAACACCTTCACTCTTTCGCTGCTAGAGCGAAATTCTTTAGGCACTTCAACCAGCATTGAATGATTTTCGTTGCTTATTCTAATGGTC